AAAAGAAATGGACTTTGATTTAACAAAAAAAGAATTACATTTCCCAGAAAAATGTCCGGTACTTAATATTAAATTAATTCACGGTAAAGAAGACTGGAAAAATTCTCCTACAATAGACAGGATAGATAACTCTAAGGGATATGTATTAGACAACTGTATAGTTGTTTCAAGTATTGCAAACACTATAAAAAGTTCAGCAACTCCTAATCAAATATTAAAGGTTGGTACATTTTATAAAAAATTATATAAAGAAAAAGGAATAAAAGATGAAACCGAATAAAGAAGATAGAAAGAAATTTGATATTGACTTAGAGTACGGAGAGATAAGAGAAGATAAAATAAAGGACATGCTTACTGGTAAGAAGATAGAAGTTAAATCAGAGAAAGGTATGTGGATGAAGACAGGTAACATATGTATAGAGTATGAGTCTTGGAATAAACCATCAGGAATTAGAGCAACAGAATCAGACTATTGGTTTCATAACTTATGTGTAGGAGACAACGAGTTCTGTACTCTTGTATTTAAAACAGATGTACTTAGAACTATTGTTGATGACCTTGATAGTTTTAAAACTGTATGTGGTGGAGACCATAACGCTAGTAGAATGTTCTTAGTTAATCTACAAAAGTTATTTTCTTCAGATGTCATCAAAGCATTTAAGGAGACTGAAGATGAAAAAAAATAAGAAAACACTTGACACATTAGTAGAAGATATATATAATGAATTATCGGCACTAGGAAAAGGCGAACATCTAAACATAGATGAAGAGTCAATAGAACAGTTTGGAGAGTCAATGAAAGAGATTCTCTATGAGTGGTCACATCCTAGCCCTCGTGGTAAACCTAGCTTAAGAATGTCTAACATAGGTAAACAACCTAGACAATTATGGTACGAGATGAACTCTAAATCTGATAACACAGAGGTTATTTCTCCACCTACTTTTATTAAGTTTTTATACGGACACTTACTTGAAGAGATAGTTTTATTTCTTGTTAAGTTATCTGGACATGAGGTTACTAGCGAACAGAAAGAGATAACAGTTTCTGGAATCAAAGGACACATGGACTGTGTTATTGATGGAGAAGTTGTTGATGTTAAGACTGCTTCTAACTATGCCTTTAAGAAGTTTAAAGATGGGACTCTAGCAGAGGATGACCCTTTCGGGTACATGGCTCAACTTGCCGGATACGAATCAGCAGAAGGAACTACTCATGGTGGATTCCTTGCACTGAACAAAGAGTCTGGTGAGTTGGCTATGTTTAAACCTGATAACTTTGATAAGCCTAATATTAAAAAGAAAATAACTAATATTAAAAAGGCTGTTAAGTTAGCTACACCACCAGAGAAATGTTATGATGATGAACCGGATGGTAAGTCTGGTAACATGAAACTTGCAAGAGGTTGTACTTGGTGTAGGTTTAAACATGATTGTCATAAAGATGCTAACGATGGTAAAGGGTTAAGGGTGTTTAAATATTCAACAGGATATAGATACCTAACTCAAGTACCTAAAGTTCCTAATGTTATAGAGGTAACACAGATATGAACGGTAGAAAAGCTAAGAGATTAAGACGTAGAGGAGAAGAGTTACTTATCAATTGGATAAGAACAATGGTTCCAGATGGAGAAGATACTAAGAAGATTAGTAAGAAAAACTTACATGAGTTTCTTCCAGAGCAAACACATATCTTTGCAAACAATAAGTTTATGTTAAGTGCTTATAGCCTGAGATGGTTTTATAAGAAAGTAAAACAGAATCCTAACTTTCATTTAGAAGAGTTAGATGCCTAGAAGAGTACCAAGAAAGCCTAGACCTAAAAAAGTAAATGTTCCTAAAGGCTACGATAGTTTATGGGAAGCAACACTACATGAGACTTTACTACAGGAATGGAAACATCATTGGGATAACATTCATTATGTTGTTAAGCATAAGTACGAGCCTGACTTTGTAAAGGTTATAGATGGTAAAACAATTTTACTAGAAGCTAAAGGTAGGTTCTGGGACTATGCAGAGTATAGTAAGTACATACATATACGAGAAGCTTTACCTAAAGGTTATGAGTTAGTGTTCTTGTTTCAGAAACCTTTCTCTCCAATGCCGGGTGCTAAAGTAAGAAAAGATAAAACAAAAAGAACTCATGCTGAATGGGCTGAGACAAACAACTTCACATGGTATAGTGAAGATACACTACCGGAGGAATGGAAAAGTGGACTACAAGTTTAGAGAAGATAAAATATTAAATGAGATAAAAGCTTACATAGGTAATACATATAGTCAACACTATGCTAACGGTAAGTACCAAGCTACTGATATAATATTAGATACAGGACATGGAGAAGGATTCTGTGTTGGAAACATTATGAAGTATGCTATGAGGTATGGAAAGAAGAACGGAAATAATCCAGATGACTTACGAAAGATTATACACTATGCTATAATAGCTTTACATTTACAGGAACAAGATAATGATTGATGACAAGATAGGAAAGAAGCCTTACCTAGGTATAACAATAGATTACGATAGAGAAAAAACATTTGATAAATTTAGTTTAGATACACTCAAGGATAGATATTTTTGGGAAGGAGAAACACATGCCCAAGAAGCATTCGCAAGAGCCTCAGTCTTCGGAGCAACTTTCAAAGGCGAGACAGATTTTGAATTGGCTCAGAGACTTTATAACTACAGTTCCCAAAGGTGGTTCATGTTTAGCACTCCTATACTTAGCAACGGGGGAACAACTCGTGGGCTTCCTATCAGTTGCTTTCTTAATTATGTTCCTGATAGTAGGGGTGGTTTATCTGCTCACTATGACGAGAATATTTGGTTGGCAAGTTCGGGTGGAGGCATTGGTGGATATTGGGGAGATATTAGAAGTAACGGTATATCTACTACTCACGGTAGTCGTTCTACTGGTTCAATTCCTTTCATGCATGTAGTTGATTCTCAGATGTTAGCCTTCAATCAAGGCACTACAAGACGTGGTTCTTATGCGGCTTACATGGATATAAGTCACCCAGAGATTGAAGAGTTTATTAACATGAGAAAAGAATCTGGTGGAGACATCAACAGAAAGAATCTTAATCTTCATAACGGTATTAACATTACTAACTCTTTCCTTGATGCAGTACAGAAAGATGAAGACTGGAGATTGATAGACCCTAAGACTAACGAAGCTGTTAAAACTATTAACGCTAGAGACTTATGGTGGCAGATAATAAATGCTAGAGCAGAGACAGGCGAACCTTACATGGTAAACATTGATACTTGTAACGAGGCTCTACCTAAAGAACAAAAAGAATTAGGATTAAAGATTAGACAAAGTAACTTATGTTCAGAGATTACTTTACCTACCAACGAAGAACGAACAGCAGTATGTTGTTTATCATCCGTAAACTTAGAACACTTTGATGACTGGTCAAAGGATGATGACTTCATACAAGATTTAATAACCATGCTTGATAATGTTTTACAGCACTACATTGACAACGCTATAGATACAACACAACTAGGAGAATACAGTGCAAATTTTAAACGCTTTCAAAAATATGTTAAAGAAGGTAAAGAAGGCTTTACCAAGAGTGCCTACTCAGCGTATAGAGAAAGAAGTCTGGGTCTGGGAGCTATGGGGTACCATGCTTATCTTCAATCTCGTAACATTCCTTTCGAGGGTATTTACGCAAGTGGGTTTAATTTCAAAGCGTTTCTATACATTAATACTAGAGCAACTGAAGCGACTAAAGAACTGGCTATACAAAGAGGAGAGGCTCCAGACATTCATGGTTCAGGCAAAAGAAACGCTAACCTCATGGCTATTGCTCCTAATGCTAGTAGTGGGATTATATGTAGTGGCACTTCCCCTTCTATTGAGCCTTTCCGTGCTAACTGCTATACTCATAAAACTCTATCAGGTAGTTACCAAGTTAAAAATAAGTATCTCGAAAAAGTTCTCAAGTCTAAAGGGCTTAAGACACAAGAGTTAGATAACATATGGAAAGATATATCCGGTAGTGATGGTTCAGTACAGCACTTAGATATACTTACTGATGAAGAGAAAGAGATATTTAAAACTGCAAATGAGATAAACCAAATATGGATTGTCGAACATGCACATCAACGACAGGAGTTTGTTAGTCAAGCTCAGTCAGTTAATCTTTTCTTTACATTACCAAAAGCTACAGAGCCTCAAGAAGTACATGATGAATACATGCAGTATGTTAATGATGTACACTGGTACGGTATGAGAAAACTTAAATCACTTTACTATTTCCGTTCCAATGCTGCTCGTTCAGTAGAGAATGTAAATGTTAAAGTACCTAGAATAAATTTAGAAGATACAGAATGTATCGCATGTGAGGGATAGTCGTGAACTGTTGGCATTGTAATACACAATTAATATGGGGCGGAGACCACGACATAGAAGAAGAAGACGAAGAATACATTATGGAAACTAACTTAAGTTGTCCTAAATGTGATTCATTAACAATAGTATATTTACCAAAGGAAGAAAAATTATGAGCTTATTAACAACAAGAGAATACTACAAACCATTTGAATATCCATGGATGTTTGACTACTATGTATTACAGAATCAAATGCACTGGATGCCTGAATCTGTACCACTACATACTGATGTAAAAGATTGGCAAGAACTTACACCGGTTGAAAAGAATTTACTTACACAGATATTTAGATTGTTTACACAGTCTGATGTAGATGTTGGTGCAGGATATGTTGACAAGTATATGCCTATCTTTAAAAAACCAGAATCAAGAATGATGATGGGTTCTTTTGCAAACATGGAATCAATACATCAACATGCTTACAGTTTGTTACTTGATACAGTTGGTATGCCTGATATAGAGTACAAAGCTTTTGCAGAGTACGAAGAGATGTCAGACAAGCACGACTACGTTGGTAACTTTAAACCTCTTAAGTCTGATAAGACTACCATTGCAAAAACTTTAGCAGTCTACTCAGCTTTTACAGAAGGACTACAGTTGTTCAGTAGCTTTGCAATCTTATTAAACTTTCCAAGGTTTGGTAAGATGAAAGGTATGGGACAGATAGTTACTTACTCTATCCGTGATGAGTCTATGCACGTTGAAGCTATGACTAAATTGTTTAGAGAGTTCATCAAAGAGAACATAGAGATATGGACAGATGATTTTAAGAAAGAACTCTATGACATATGCAGACACATGGTAGAGTTAGAAGATAAGTTTTTAGATTTAGTTTTTGATATGGGAGATATACAAGGACTAACTAAGAAAGATATGTATGCTTACAATAGATACATAGCAGATAGAAGGTTGCTTCAGTTAGGATTAAAGACTAACTTTGACCAGAGAGAGAATCCTCTTGGTTGGATTGATGAAGTAACTGGAGTAGAACATCAGAACTTTTTTGAAGGTAGGGCTACTACTTATATGAAAGCAGGGCTTCGAGGTAGACAGGACAATATTAAATTTACAAACCTAGAGGAACCTAATGATTAATAAATCCGAAGCTAACTTAGTAAGCTTCAAAATACTTTTAACAAGAGATAATAAAATAGTAACAGAGTTTAGTATGCTACCTGAAGACATGGTAGATGAAGTATTCCCTATTGATGATAGACCATTGATGAAAACTATTATTAGAAATGGAAAGGCTAAGTTAGAAAACTTACATGATTACTTTCAAAGAGAACTCAATGTTCTAAAGTAAGGGGTTGACATATAATTTTAGTTATGTT